ACGAGTTAAGCCAAGATAAGGATTAGACCAATCCCCTATCCGTTGAAAGGTGCAATTACAGAGGTCATCCCCATGAGTCCATGTGATTTCAGGCATCTGTCTGGGATGCAAGCTATCGGTGAAAGTATGGGGAGCCTCTGAAAAAGCAAGTGTCATCTTTAAGGATTAACCTACGTTGCTGAGGGTGCCATCAGCAATGATTTTCCGCAACAGGGTGCCGTTAGATTGAATACCACTGGAAGTTCCAATAGCACCAGCGAAAGCGGTTCCCTGCTTGAACACAACCGCTGAAGTCGGCTCAGTCGTTGCGAATGCTGTTTCTGCACCCATGTAAAGGTTCTGAGCAACAACGTGAGCATCACCAGCCGTGACCGTCATATCTCCAGTTGTAAGGGTTACACCCGCAGAGAAGTTAGTATCGGCAGAAGTAACTTCTAGGGAGTCGCCATCCCACGCAATTGTGGCATCGCTGTCAGTCCCAAAGATGATTGTCTCTTCATCAGCGTAGTAGTTCCAGTCATACCCTAGAGCAGAACGAGCCAAAAGCCTCGTGTCGCCCGTTACGTCTGACATTTTAAAAGTAAGTTTAGCCATTATGTTTTGTCCTCATCCATAAAAGACATACCGTTCACGTCATCTTGAATATTGCGAGTTGTACGCCACATGATTTGTTTTATAGATTTTTTCAAAGCTGTCGTCGAAGGGGTATCAGGAAGTGCTGCCTCCATAAGAGTCAACGATTCCCCAACCATTCGTTTAGTTTGAATATCTAAACTTTGCAACACGCCATCTGTGTACACACTTCTCATTATTCACCATTACATTACATTACATTCAAAAAGTGGTGGCTCTGCCCCGAATTATCAGAGCAGAGCCACCGGATTGTAAGTTTTTAAGCTTACGTGTTCAGGTCAGCAATCTTGGCGGTGTGCCAGATGTTGCGAGCCCGAAGTTCAGCCATCGTGTAGAGAAGACCACGAACAACTAGGCTGTTAGCAGCGAAGTAGTCACGGTTTTCTACGTACTGAGTCGGCTGTGCTACAGCAATCTCGATGGAGTCCGTGTCAAGAACGTAGACGTTCTGGCCAAGAACCGCATCCGCAGATGAAACTGAAACAGGAACGTCGTTGTCAGTCAGGATCGGAATACCAAGGTACGTCGAAAGGATCAAACCTGTTCGGGTACCGGGGAAAGTCCGCTCGTCACCAACACCAACCTCAAACTCTTCCTGACCAAGATATCGCTGCTGCGAGTTCAAGAGTCGTTCGAGTTTGAAGTACTGGTCATGACCCATGAGGATGAGGTTCGGCTCACCACCATTCTTGCGAATGTTCATGATTGCGTTGTCCAAAAGGTTCAACGACAGGTCACGGCCTGTACCAGAGTTGTACTGAACTGAAGCACCTGCATTCCAAGTGCCAGCAGTACGGTCAGCATACGTCAGGTTGTACGCTCGTACACCACCGTTAGCAGTGTAGTTAGCGTGGGACGTACCCCCAACTGCTGCACCGTCTTCCCAGACGATATCATCAATTGAAGTCATGCCTGCACGACTGTAAACCGCAGCAATGTCCCCGTCCGCAACAGCGGCAGTGGTCGTACCGAAAGTAACAACACCAGTAGAAGTGTTAGCAGCCGAAACTGTTACACCACCAGTGTTAATCCAGTCGTTTGCGGAGGTGTCGTAGATCGAAACTGCGTCACCAATCTTGAAGTTCTTAGCAACTGAAGCTGGAACGGTAGCGGTCGTAGTGCTACCCGAACTAGCAATGTAAGCAGAACCAGCAAGGAGTTCTTCGTTGATTTCCTTTACGTGGTCAATTTCTGCGTTCTCATGCTCCATCGCAAGAATGTCTCCAGCACCACCCTCAAGGTTGGCGGTGAAGATTGCCTTCACTGCTGCACCGAAGGTCGTACCAACAATTCTCGGGAGGGACTGGATATTCTCAATATTCGAGATATCCACGGTCGGCAGAGAACCTGTCTCCGTGATCGGACGGGAACGTCCAGAACCACGGTCGGTCCTTACACGCCAACCAACGCTGTTGCCCCAAACCACACGGGGAAGGGCATTCCAGAATCGAGTCTGGTTGTTTAGTGCGTGCCACACTTTGCGTCCATATGTGGCATTGAAAATTCCAGTAGCGGAGTCAACCGTAAAGTATGACTGCTTCTGCATGAAATCCGGTCCGAAGACGTTCTCAAGCAAACCACGGCCACGCTGCGCCTGACTGAAATACTGAAATAGAGATGGGTTAGTAGCCATTATCTATGTTTCTCCTGTAATTACTTTGAGGGCTGGGAAAGAATGCCCGAAAGAGCATCGCCTTCGCCTGCCATACTAACCTGCATTTCAGCCATGTCAGCATAACTCATCTTGGTAAGTTGATCGACAACAGCTTCTGGATCAAACTGGCCGTCAGCGACCTGTTGACCAATTTCTGCTGCTTTCTGGAGAGGGTCACCTACATCAGGGAGAATTCGAGACACGGGTCGTCCACCGGCCTCAGCTTCCTTCCATCCGATCTTTCGCATCTGGCTCTCAACGGCCTCAGCGACTGCGGAATCCGTAGATGTCTGCGCCTTCGTCAGAGCGGTCAGGGCCTTAGCTAGAACACCCATCTGGGCCTTCATGTAAGCCATGTCCATCTGCTCGGGGTCACCGTCTTCCTCTACCTGAGGGTATTCATCTGAGCCATTCTCTTCCATACCCGGAATCATCGGACCATTCTGCTTCTGTAGGGCGGAGTAGCTAGTAGCCTCACCAGCCTCAAGGGGCTGTTGAGTAGTCTCAGTTGAATTGTCTATGTTTGCATCTTCCTGCGTATCCGCAGCAGGCGGAGTAGCGTCACTAGAAACATGCTTTGGGTTATAGTCATCAACTGGCATACCTGCTGCGGAGTCTCCGGTCGGAGCCTCAGCACCCTTAGCGAAACCAAATGCCTGTCCAACCGCCTTTACAATTTCTTTCGTAAATGCGGCCTTAGCAATGGCCTCGGCCTCTTCGTTCTCGACCTCTGACTTCTCTTCATCTTCTTTTGCAAATCGGGCGGCAAGCTGGGCAGACAGGTCGTTAGACTTCTGAAGCTGCTCGGCAATCGCCTCTAGCGCAAGGGTATTTCCCTTTAACAAATCTTGTTCAGCCATTTATTTCCTCCAAAGAGAACTAAACTTCTTCCATAATACCTTTCTTCGCTTTGGAGGTTGGACTCGCCGCACTTCCTCCGATGTGCGAAAATACAAAACAAAACCAGTTGTTTTCACAACTGGTTTCGCTTGTCTATTGTTATTATACGTGGAGTTACTACGAAATCATTCGTCTAAAGAGAAAATCTCATCTAAATCAAGTTCTGATAATTTACGATTCTCTATAACTCGTGGTTTTGCTACCTTTTTAGTACCAGTGGGAGTATAGTTTTTATTAATATGTTTCATGCTTCGTCGCTTATTAACCTTTCTATCACGGGACTCCCACGTTTCTTCCTCATTAAAAGACACTGTAATCTCTCCTAAAATTACTTATCGAACCAACCAACTCTCTGCCATACTATTCGAGCTAACCCAATACCCCCTACCGCAACTAGAGTCCAAGCTATAATTTGTAAGGTTATTATACCTTCGTCCAAAGCCTGCGAAGCATCCGCTAATAAAGCCCCTAATATAATTAGGGGTATAGGGAAGTACTCTTTTAGTATGTTCATTTAGCTCTAGGGGTTCGCTTCTTTAAGATACCTAGCTTACCGCCAATACGCCCCCACTCTGGAACAGTTACCTGTCCATCAGCCAAAGCTTCCTTAATGTAAGCCAAAGCTTCAGCCCGTTCTTCCTTGGTGTCTAAGTTGTCAAATATTTGCTGACCTAGAGCCAATAAGCCTCTATATTCCTTTGGTAGTAATTTACTAATAAATCCAAGCATATTTCTCTCTCCTTTACTTTTTGTAGATTCCTCTGACGTAAGCATTACGCCGCTGGTTCCCGCCTTTATTGGCAAGCACTATTGGATCACGCTTCTTAATTACATTCATCTTAGCCATCTGCATGGTTAGGGGTGGAAGGCCTGACCGCCTATTGGCCTCGTTGATTTCTGCTAGACGCTCGTCATCCGTCTTTGGTGGCGAATCCATAGTTAGGGGTGGGAGTCCTGAGAGCCGATTAGCTTCGTTGATTTCTGCTAGACGCTTGGCATCTTCGTCCTCTGAAGGACCGCCCTGTGGACCACTTTGTACTCCCCCGTTAGTGCCTCCTGATTTACTATTTAACCAATCGAAGAATCCTCCGAGTTCACCCAAAGCGTCCTCTCCATCCCCAGATATGTCATATGATGGAGGGTCAATTCGGCTACCTCGGTCAACCATAAAACCGGCCTGCTCATTTACAACTTCCTCTAAGTAGTTTTGATCAAGGCTGCCAACAGTGTTCTCTAAAAGCATATTTGCATTATCCATGCTGCCCCCTGTTTCCGCCGTATATTGTTCTAATAATCCACCCTGAGCAGCATCCTCCCATGCAAGTTCACCTATAGACAGTGGGTCATATCCCGCTAGGTGAACATTTCCCTGTCCATCAAATACAGGTACAGAAGGAGTCTTAGGGTCGCCACTCTCAGTTCTAGGGCCATCAAAAGTTGGGAAATCTAATTCCCCTCTAGCCCTAAGAATTTTCACCATAGAGGGAGACATTGTACCACTCTCTGGCCGAGCGGAGTACGTGACTTCGGATGCTGCTTCGTCCCCCCTCCAGTCCCCATATTGGGCTGCTTCCTCCATAGTAGAGCCTACCCTTTTTAGTTTAGCATCTTGTTCAGCCTGTTGAGCCTCAACGTCAGCTTGGGCATCGGTAACC